CTGTGCAAACAACTTTGCGTCATCAGGGCTTGGAATATTGGGCATATTTCTTACATAAAGTTACATTCGGCTTGTCTTCTTTTGAGCAAACCAGGCAAAACCTTACCACCAGCTTTTGACCACTTCATTAACTCTTCTTTAGCACCTTCCCAATCTTGGGCATTGATCTTTCTTTTTAAAGTGCTTGTCTGCAGTCTTCCAGTGCCGAGGTTATAGCAGAAATCTACTACTGCATTAAGTCTTCTTTCATCTGTTGCAAGAATCGGACAGTTTCTTAGAACGCCTGGCGCATAAGTATGGTTAAGCTCATGCATCAGTAAATCATTTGCAGTTGGCTCATCAATAGGGCAGTCTTGTAGCGTTACTTTGTTGCCATTGGCATAGTAAGTAGACCCATAACCAATCGTGGGAATACCAGCAGGACAGAGATAGGGTTTACTTCTAAACCCTTCAAACTGTTTACATAGTTTCGCAGCAATCTCTAAGTTCATAACCCACGCTTAGACAAAGTGCGATCAAGGAACCAGTAATTGATTGTTCCTGATAACAGAGCAGAAAAGTCTGGTGTCATCATTGTCTTAAAAACTTCAGTTGGAGGTGAACCCATACACCATGCATTGTATGAAAACCACACATGGATAAATGTATAAATCAACAACACCCAATAAGTCACCACAGGACGAACAGAAGCAGACAGACTAGCCACCCACCCACCTGCGGCTTTAACCATCTCTGCTTGCTGTTGGATAGCACTGTTGAACGCATCCATCACGCCAACATCTACTGCGGCTTCACGCTGTGCACCAATCTCAGCCAACTTCTGTTGACCACGCTGTGCTTCCAACTCGCATTGATTTTTGAACATGGCAAGTTCATGCTCACGCTCATTCTTTTTATCAAGCCATTTCAATACTTCAGGGGCTAAACGAAACACACCACCAAAGATAGAACCTAATAAACCACCAGATAACATTTCAAACATATTTATTCTCCACAATGTTTACATTTATGTTCATCGTGCGAGAGCTTTACACCCGCCAATAAACCAATAAATCCACCAACAATAGTCTGAAAAGCAGGGCTAATCAGTTTGAATATCTCGTGGTTATCAACCTGTTTTGCCCAGAGGCCAAGCATGAATGCAGTGACCATAGCAAGAATAGAAATACACAATGTGGCACTAACCATCAAAGTAACTGAATAAGTCAATCTGCTTTTAATGTCTTCCATAGAACCTCCTACACATAAATATCTAACTTACGATTGTTGAATATTTCAATCCTGAGTTTTTGTTGTTCAGCTTTCTTGTTGTACAGCTCAAGCAATAAATCTTCTATTTTTCGTTCTGCTTTATTGGCCTTAACAACTGCTCTATATTCTTCTTGATGCTTTTCAATACGTCTTTGTTCGGCATCTACTTTTTGTGGATAACCAGAAGCATCAACCATCGGAAACAAGCGGATTTTATCAATCACTTTTTATCCTCCCTTTCTCTTGCTCTGGCGTAAAAGTAAAGAATCTTTGCTCTAAGTTCAGCAGAATCAGAAGCACCCGCCCACTCTGCCAATCTATTCCAAATTAACACCAATTGTTCAGATGAACAGTTATCACCATTTGTTGTTAGCCATCTAGATAATTCCATATGCCTAAGAGTTGGATCATTTATCCAGCTAATCGCATAGAAGTCTGTAATGGTGCATGGAGACTTTGCATTTACTATCAGGACAAAAGGAATTAGTAATAGCCATCTCACAACATAGCCCAAAGAATTATGTAAAAGCACCAAACAATAGTGCAAACAAGAAGGGCTGCGGCAACAAATGCAACAGCCCAATCTTTCATTTTTTATTTCTTGCTGAAATGTTTTTGGCTTTAGCTTTTGCATCAGCCTTGGAAGAAGCACCCCAAGCTTTCAATGACAACAACAATCTGGTTGGCTTGCCATCTTTGTACTCAGGACCTGCCATGTTGCCCATTCGAGCTAGGAAGCTTGCTCGTCTTGGATTGTCACCAGATTTAACAGGTGCTTTGAGATTCATGCCTTGAGCTTTAGCACTTGCTCTGCCCTTTGCATTCAACCCGCCTTTTGGGTTCTTACCCTCAGATCGTGTCCATGCGGGGGATTTCATTTCTTGGCCTTCTTAGCAGTCTTGGCTGACTCTTTAAATGCTTTTGCAGTAGGTGCGCCCTTAGTGCCAGGCTTACGCATCTTCTCTTTTGATCCATGTGCTATCCGCTCTTGTTTAGCATGGATATTGGCATACAAACCATTTTTCATAAGACCTCCGATTACTTTTTAATCCAAGTCTGCCAAATAGCACCGGCAGCCATGACAAGCCCACCAACCCAAAGAATAGGTTTGGCAATAGAAGCAATCCAGCCAAGTACTTTAAAAGCCCCATCAAGGGCATTTATAGCCTCTACAAGACCTTTTGTGTTCTTGTCTATAGCGTCTACCTTAGTTTCAACCGCAAGCAGTCTGTCGTAGATTTGTTCGTGGGTGACTTTTTCATCCATGATTTATCTCATGTAAGCAGATGGTGGAGCGATGCCACGACCAGCACCGGCTTTTTCTTTCAGACGTTCAGTTTTAGCCCATTCAGTTTGAGCATAAGGACTGCCAAGCAATGCGGCATTTTGAATCGTTCTTTGAGCTATTCCAGGTGCTTCAGCTGATGATGGCTGTGTTCCAATTGGAAATAATCCTTCACCAGCAGCAAGCTTTTCTTCTGCAGTTCCTGCTTTAGCAAGATCAGCAATAGAAACCAATGCACCAGCAACACCACCAACTTTTACAAGCTTATTTGTTCCTACTTTTCTGAAAATACCTTTTTCAGGTTCTGGAGGAACAATTCCTTGAGCTTTCATTTCAGCATGAGTTGGACGATTTAATCCACGATTCACTTCTTGAACATGAGATTGTGCTTCAGCATAAGTAGAAGGAAATTCTTTACCTGTATATGATTTTGTATATGTTTCTTGACCAATGTCATTACGCAATACATCAGCATATTGAGCATTAGGAACCCATGCATAACCTTTAGGCACATCAGTTGGAGACTGATATGTTTTATAAAATCTGTCTGTTCTGCCTTGACCTTCAACAACAGGTCTTCCTGTGCCTGTCATTAATTGATTATGTGCATCAAATGTGTTTTCAATTTGCTTTGGAACAGGCACTGAATGTGCAGGTTCAGGAATAGATGCAACGTCATTTTGTAATTTATTAACTTCATAAGCTAATTGTTGCTGTGCATTTTGTTTGGCAATAGTATTTTGACCACCACGCAAAACCAAAGCTTTGTCTTCAGGACTTAAAGCACCAAACTCTTCTGGTGACAAACCACTAGGTAGTGGTCCTTGAGGAGGGGTAGAAGGAGGAATTCCGGTCCTCATGTCTGGCTTTGGAGATGTTGGATAGGGTCTTGATTGCAATGTTTGATTTAACAAATACAAACCACCAAGAATTCCAAGGCCAGGAATAACATAATCTAAAGCACTAGGAGGCAACTCAGGAACACCAGCAGCAGTTTTAGCTTGTGTTGCTTGTGTCTTTAAGCCTTCCATATTAATGTCAGCAGCTTGAGCTTTAGGGCCTTCTTTTTTGAATTGCCTATCTTGAATAGTAGCTTTTGCTGGCGCAGGTGCGGATTCAGCAGGATGAAGACTGCTGTAATCAATATCATCAATTAAATCACTTTTTGGCATTTACTGGCTCCCAATCACCATCAACCCAACGAACAAGACGATTGTTTTTGTTAACGTAAACAGCACCTTCTTCAGGTGTAAATTTACGATTATTTTTAACAGCGTCCATCTTTTGATCGTATGTATTATTAATGGCTTTATAAGTTTGAGATTTCTGAAACTCTTCGCGCCATTCTTGATCTGTTTTTGGTTCAGTAGAACCAATAGTTTTGTGAATTGCTTGAGCCATAAAGTTGGCAAAAGATGAATTCAAAGCAATATTGCGTTGTGTGTTCATGCTATTCAAAACGCCAACCATTGGTCCTGACATAGTTGAATCAACTTGAATTGGTTCACGCACACCTGGTGCTTGATTCTCAGGTGCAATAGATGAATTGATCTGATTGATCTGAGCTTCATACAAAGCCAAATTAGTAAGGTCTTGGAATTGTTGTGCATTTTCAATCTTGCCCTGCAAAATTCTACGAATTTCACTTTGAACATTTCGTTGAACTTGCTGTTGTTGGCTTTCTGTTTCAGCAGCAGTAGCACCTGTACCAGCAGTAGCAGAATATTGAGTACCAGCTGTTCTAGATTGACCGGCAGAAACACCTACTCCAACTTTAGGAGGAGCAACACCTACACCGCCTTCTCCTGTTCCTGCACGACCACCAAATCCAATATCACCAGAAATGCTTCTAGTTAAGCTTTCCTGTCCTCCAACTTGTGCGCCTTGTCTTGAAGAAGCTTCAGCAGATTTTCCTGTAGATACACCGCTTTGAGATGAAATAAAACCAAATAGTTTTTGACGATCTGCTATTGGCAAAGAATTTAAAGCATTTAACCAAGCTTGATTTTCTTTGGTTGTAAGAATGCGTCTTTGATTTTCCAAAGTCTCAGAAAGAACACTACCTTTCTTGGCAGTATCAACAGCATTGGCATAAGCATTGGCAACACGAGCATTCATGCCGGTCATCAATGTTTTCTGAGCATCAGAAGCACCTTGGAATGTTCCTGTGTACATGGCAGTTTTGTTTGATTCACTCATCAAACCACCGGAACGATCCAGTTTTTCTATTTCATCAGGAGATAGTTCTTTGCCATTAGTATTAAATACACGGCCTGTCACACCATTCATATTTCGTTCTTGAATAAAACGACCTAATGTTGGATGAAAAGCTTCTTCTTGACGAGTTGGGCCGCCATTGTAATAGCGCAAAGCTTCTTTGGCATTTCCACCAAAGAATGCTCCCAACATTGGCAAAATTTGCATTTGCGTATTGAGGTGACCTTGCTTAGTCATATCAATTTGCTGATTAACTAACTTGGCAGTTTCAAGTCTGTCATCAGCAGATGCCGCTGGGTCAACCCCTTTAGCAATCACTGTTACAGTTTGTAAATCTTTTTCAGGATTTGGAATAACAGGATCAGCCATGATTAGCCCTCAAATTCGTGTCCAAACCCAGCCGGTTGATTAACAGGCTGAACTTGTGGTGTAGTTGATTTTTGTGTTGTTGGAGCAACAGGTGACTTGCCAACATAAGTTTGATATGCGCCAGCAAAATTACCAGAACCTAATTGATCGCCAATTTTAGAAAAAGTGTCTGACATTTGTTGCATAGTAGGAGCAACAGCTTGTTTACTACCATCAACAGGAGCCATTCCAATTATGGATTTATTTGGATCAAATCCTGCATATTGAGTCCAATCTGCAAAATTTTGAGGCTTTCCAATATTGATGCCAAATTGAGCCATCATCCACCCCACTTAGGAGCTTGTACTCCAAAGCCTTTGCTACTGCTAGTAGAACCTTGTGTTCCTGAGAAGTTAGGCGTTGTGGATGCTTGAGGAGTACCATAAACAATACCCGCATATTTGGAATACAAGTCTAAAGGTGCGCCAGCGTAACCAACTTGTTGGCTTGCTGCTCCAAGGCCAGTATTAATCAAGTTCTGACCTGCGCCCAACATGGAATTAGCAGCCGCCATGCGGTTTTGTTGCACTTGAGATTGTGCGCCAGCAGCGGCAGTAGCTTGTCGTTGAGCATTCAAAGAAGCCAAATTCTGATCTGCCAAGGCCATACGAGATGAACCTAGACCACCTGCGGCTCCATACATGGCATTTTGACCTGCTTGGGATTCACGGGCAGATTCACGACCTGCTTGTAATGCGGCATTAATCTGGTTTTTCTCATAATTAGGATCAAATAATTGGCCTAATTGACCTAATCCTGCGCCATAAGCAGCTTTACCAGCTTGAGTTCCAGATTGAGAAATATCACCCGCTTGAGCATAAGCAGATTTAGCCGCCTCATTTACATAAGGTTGAGCCAAATTCATGCGCTCTTCAGCACCTGTTACTGTTTTTTGGTAAGCAGGAAGAAATGTCTCTTTAAGAGCATTAGTTTGAATACCTAATAGTTCTTTTTGTTCTGGGGTCAATACCGCAGATGAACTACCTGATGATTTTCCACCGCCCATGATTAAGCTCCTTTACCGGATGCACCGGATGCGCCCATACCTTTGCCTGAAGGTCGGCCTTGTTGATTAGATTGATTATCCCATGGTTGCATGGTATTTGAATAGGCATTAGGCATACCTAATTGAGGCTGACCGCCTTGACCAGGCATGGTGACTTTGCCGCCCATCATGCCCATGCCACCGGAAATTCCCTGAGAATTGTTGTAATTAGATATACCGCCCAAAGGTGGACCCATATTGTCCTGAGGCATTTGGTTGCCTTGAGGAAAATCAGGTTGCTCCATTTGAAGCTGCTGCATTTTCATCATTTGTTTGTCAGGAGATACTTGAATGGGATTCTGCCCCATTTGCATGGCAGACATTCCTGCACCTTTACCCGCAGGGGCAGATGACTGAGAAGGCTGTACTTGTGCTGAAAAACCACCCATTATTCGCCCCTTAAAAGATCAATAAAATGCCACAAATCTTGATTAAAGTAAGTTCCGGCTGGTTTGCCAGGATGCCAACTTGGATTTGCAGAGTTCAGGTCAGTATACATTTGGCCTGTAATTTGATAAGTACTAAACTGTTGGGGAATAATGAAGTTCCCATCAGCATCAGTTTTACCAACAATTACATTAACTATCTGATTATCAGGAAATTCCTGTAAAGATTGAATATCTTCATAGATAGTTTCAGCAGGAATGGTTATTTGTCTTGGCATATTTATGTCCACACAGGTATGTAATAAGTGGTTGAATCAACAGTAATCTGCAACCATGTATTGCTTGTAGAGCCGCCAGGCTTGTTTGTGCCTACAAAAGTAGAAACACCAGAACCTGTAACTGGTCCTTGAACAAACCTTAAAGTATTTGTACCCGCAGACCCAAGCAACTTATTGGAAAACTCAGAGTTTAGGTTGGTGACCATTGTGCTGTTGGTCATGGTCATAAGACCAGCAACTTGAAGCGCAGTGCCTGAATTTGTATTGCTTGCTACAAGCCCTGAACCAGAGCTACTGGCAGATGTAAAGAATCCACCCGCACCAGATGGTGTACTACTTGAACCAACAACACCATAACTTAGCGAGTTATTGAGGCCAACACCTAATACACCTACATTAATTGTACTTGATATGGAATTTCCATATCCAAATACAGCAGTACGAACTGTTCCTGAACTTGCGTTAGATGTTGCATAGGAAACAGAACTGTAATCAATGTTGTAAACATTTCCAAGAATGACAACTGTTTGAACTGCAGTGGTTTGACCTTGAAACTTAGCATCACCATTAGTACTGATATCACCAGAAAAAGTACCAGAAGCACCAGTGATACTGCCTCTAAAAATACCATTGTTGAAATAACAGTTACCAGTGGAGCGGCTTATGTAATAGCCTGTAGTTCCATAACTAGATGGAACTCCATAAGTTGGAGGCGTTGTTCCATTCCAGTTATCAGATCGAATGTCTTGGAAGATGGAAGCCGCAGTAGGAGTTCCCCATGCAGTCTGTCCGGCAGGAACGCCATCAATAGTTCCGGTGCTAGAGTTGTAACGTCCAAAGCTATACCAAAGCACATCACCCACAGAAACAGTAGGAGCAGTCAAAGACCATCCAGATGGAGCAGTAGGGCCAGTGGTGTTAGATGGCGTACTAGGCGCAGCAGTGTTCTGAGCTTGTACTTTATAGGCAGTTAACGCACTGATACCAGTCGCACCTGTTGCGCCTGGTGTTCCTGATGAACCATTAGATGAGAACGAATAGATTGGATAAAAAGTATTTGTCCAATCCAAAGTAGAAGTTACTGTATTGGCATTGACCACCAAAGGAATGGTAATAGCCCACAAATAATAACCAGGCGTTGTGTTTGTTGTTGGTGTAGTTGTCCAACCACTAGGAGCTGTATAAGCACCTGTTGCCCATGTATATGTTGATGTAGTGCTAGGGCGAGTGGGTGGTGTAGAACTAGAAGTCCATTGATAAATAGATGGTGCGGCAGTGTTATATGCCGTAGTTGTGGTCACTACATCTAGATCAATAGATGATCCTGACTCTTTTAAATAAGTAGAATTAGGAGCTGTAGTGGCAACAACAAAGTTAATCTGCCGACCACCATTTGTTTGGTAATACAGAAACTTAGTAGAACCAAAACCACCTGTAGCTTGATACCAAATGTAATCAGCAGGATTGGTTGACTCTACAGAATCGTTACTATTTCTCAAACCATAGTACAAACGACCTGTAGGACTGTTGCTAAAGTTCAATGAGCCATCAAAACTATCGGCATACTTGACTGCAATGTATTGATACAAATACGCAATGATTACACCTGATGGACCACTAATCTGTCCATTATTTGGATCGGCAGCTAAGTTAGGTCCAAAGTTAGCCAACAAATAATTGATGGCCTCGGATATTTCCGATTGAGATGGATTGTTGGTAAGAGCGAATGGCATTAGAACGCATCCTCAGTTACTGTTGCTTGCAAGTTCAAAGCACTTACTTTCCATGTGTCTGTTGCATCGTTTGAACCAAACTTAACCGCTACTGTACGCACAGAGTTTTGCTGAGTTGTCACCCATGGATTGTCAGTGTCAATAATGACTGAACCTGTCTGACCATATGTAGGTGTCTGCTGAGTTGAATTAGCACCACCAATAGTCACATCAATCTTTCCAGTACCCGCCATCTCAGGCAAGATTCTGTGGATGTAAACCTTAGATGAATATGGCACAGGACCATTTGCAGTCTGCAAGGCAATATTGGTACGCTCAAACTGAGAATCAATTGCACCTGAATTGATAAAAGAATTACCAATGTTGGTTTCAATTAACTTAGAGCTACTTAATGCACGAGCATAAACAACAGCTCTAGAAGACAAGTTAAAGTAATCTGGCGAGCTATCTACCCAACGAGGACCTTCAGTGCCCATAACTGCATTGGCAATATCTTTAGGAGCATTCCAGACTTGCAAGTCATAGCGGTATGACAGCATCTTGTTGCACCAACCAGTCGATGTCAAATCGGGATAGTAAATCTCAATTTGATATTTCTGAGTGTTGTTCACCATGAACATACGCTGAGAATACAAAGGATTCAAGTTGGCAAAGAAATAATCTTTAACTTTCTGGTTGCCTAATGAAGAGAATTCTGAGCCATTAAACACCCAGATATCACGAGCATCAATGCCATAAACATTGGCATCAGTATTTGTCCAACAATTATTGTTAAACAGTCCACGGCCTTGATTCAAAAGACGCACACCAAAGATAGGTGCAGTGCTGTTTTGATAGGAAATTGGAGAGAAAACTACTGTATCCCAATAGCTACACACATAAAAGTTACCACCAAGGAAGAATCCATCAATCAAAGGACCACGGACTGGCACTTCTTGTTCGTTAGCCACGTTAGAAAGGGTTGGTTCCCATGTTGCAGGGTAACCTTGATTGGCAAAAGCTTGTGACCAACGGACTGTTGTTGGGTAGTTATACAGTGTTCCACCAATATCTTTGGTCAGATTACCTGCAATCAGAATATTGCCAACATTGGGTGAACAGTAGTTTCTAACAAATCCTGCCCGAGTAGATGTTACGCCAACATCATAGTTCCATGAAGCATTGGACGTTACTGTAATTTCATTGCTTGTAGGCAAAAAATACATAGGATTGCTAATCGTGTCATTCATAAAGAAGACATTACCAACCCATGAAAAAGTAATATTTAAGTCTTCTGTATAACCAGAAAGATAAACTGAAGGATTTGCACCCACACCAGGTGTGATATTGGAAATGCCAGTAGCAGTAATCATCCACCATTTGCCTTGATTGGATGAATTACGAGTTGCTACGATATAAACCCAAGAAGTTTCAGAGCGAAACCCGCCTTCCATAAAGATAGGCGTATCGGTGATTGTGGAAGCAATTTCCTTTTCACCAAAGATTTTCTTGATAGAACGAACATCAGCCTCAATATTTTTACCCAAGTTGTACTCATTTGGGCCCAAAGCATTGCTTGGCACGTCTGGCGTGAAGCTCATGTTGGTAAACGGAGTACGGAGGCGGGTATAGTCGCTCATGTCACTTCTTCCATCTGCTGGAGATTGGTCAATAGACGGGTGTCTGTAGGGTTAAATTCTAAAGCTTTCTTACAGAATTCGATAGCCTGATCTTTCAATCCAAGCCTCCAAGCAGCAATACTTGCGTAATCGTATGGTTTTTCAGTCCAAACGCTTGGGTCCATGGTGTAAACAGCCTGTTTATCAGTGATATTTAGGGCTGAAAGGGCTGCTCCATAACTCTCAGGCCACATACTTAATCTGTAGGTCGCCACCGCCAACTCGCACCATGGCTCTCGAGTATTAGGGGCTTCAGCACAAGCCAGTCTGTACCACTTCAAACCCTCGTGAACCATGCCCAATTCTTCATGGGATTTGCCCAATAAGCGCATGGCATAGCACCGCTCATTAGGCCAAGTAGCTTCAGGCATGGCTAGATAGCGATTTAGGGCGGTTATGGCCTCTTGCCAACGAGAATAAAAGGTAAGTTCTCGGGCATGGTAAAAAGCGTTTCTAGGGCAGTGTGGGTCTTCTTTGATAGCCAATTCAAGAAGTGGCATATATTGACCACGGGATTTGGTGTTGTCAGGATGGTGGCTGACCAACAACATATCTGTATGGGCATAAATTTCCTGAATCCTGCCATCAGGACGAGGATATTCATGGACTGGATGATGCCAGTGATACCCATGGCGATGGTGGATTTTCTCGTAAAAAAAGGAGATTCCACATCCCCAATCAAACTTGTAGCGCAGTCGGGTGGTGTTTTCCTGCCAAACTCGCTCAATTTCTTTCCGCCAGCCTGGCTCCATAACTTCATCCAAGTCTAGGCTGATACAGACATCAAAGTCTCTTGGGATTAGAGCTAGAGCAGCATCCCGAGCTTTATCAAATCGCCATGGGCTGATGCAGATGTCGTGGACTTTTGCGCCACATTCCAAAGCATATTCAACTGTTTTGTCAGTAGAGCCTGTATCGGCAATCAGGATCAAGTCTGCATCTTTGGCTGAATCACAAAAACGCTGAACAAATTGCTCTTCATTTTTACTGATTGCGTACACGGCTATTTTCATTGCTATTCCAATACTATTTAAATTGTTGAATTAACCCAATCAGGGTCATGGGGCCAATTATTAAATGTGCGTGGCTCTGTAATTGTATTAGGCAAGTCACGCAATGTCTGACGATATGTTGCCCAATCTGTCTTTTTAGCAACAGTGCAATCAGAGATTTGAGTCCAATCACAATCTCTGAGCAATTGATTGCGCTTTGCACGAATCTTTAACATTGCAATGTCTTTGATTGTTTGCAGTTCTTTAGTAGTCAATGCTTCAACTCTAACAACAGATACAAATTTTCCGTCATCATAAGGGTCGCATGACACTAACTTTTGCGTCAGAGAATCATAGTCTTTGAACAGCGTGACTTTCTTTGCATTGTTTTGCGCCAAGAACTCATCATCCGGACCACTCATTGTGAATGATGTATTGGGGAACAAGTCGTGATAGTCGCCAACTTGGATTGGGTTTGAAAGAATTGCAATTTGCATGATAGTCCTTTAACTATTTGGGAATGCCGCTGTTGGCGATGCAGTTATGGTACGGGCGTAACCTCTTGTGATTCTTAAGTCATCAATATAACCCGCAAATTGTGATGATGCTGTACCTTGTGAACCAACATACAGAGGTGCAATTACGGAATCCGCTGTTGCATATGTTGTTGTAGTTACAACTGTTCCATTTAAATATAATTTTAATGAACTGCCAGAACGAGTTACCGCAATATAAGTCCAAGTATTTGCAGTTAAATATGTTCCGTATGTGGACTGTAACGCATTGCCGTGAATAAATACTATTCCATAAGTTCCTCCGGTGCTTCTATTTATAACAAGCGACCATCCACCATTTGTACCTCCATCATATGTTCCAGCAACTGTCAATCCATATGTGGCACTTGCAACAGTTGGATACACCCAAGCCTCAATTGTAAAATCTGTACCCAATGAATTAAATTGATTTGATGGAGTTACTAAATAATCTCCAGTACCATCAAAAAACATTGAGCCTGTGCCATATTTTTTAATTGTTGTTGAAACTTGTGCATTACCAACAGTTTCATTATTTGCAATCATTGCATTGTCGTAAATGCCAGCGTTTGTTGCGTTTAACAATAATGATGTATTTGTAATTGCTGTTACTGGAGAATTTGGTGGAACAAACGCAGATGTATAAACTGCTGTTCCTTTGACTATGCGAAAGTTTGAAACATAACCAGTTGCGGGATTGGCCGCACCAGATGTTGCCATTGATGTAAATGTTCTAGCAGATGAGTTATAACTATTTGTAGCAGAACTTCCTTGCTGAACACCATTTAACCAAAGTTTATAAACACCACTTGCTCGTGTTAAAGCAACGTGATACCACTGATTTGCAAGAATTGTTGTTGTTCCAGTAATCAATGTTCCTTGTGTTGCACCACCAACTTTAAGAACACTAGTGTTTAATTCCAAGTTGTCATTGTCATCACCAAACCACCATGGTCGTTGATATGTACTAATTGTTCCAGTGAAATTAAACCAACCTTCAACTGTAAAGTCACCTGTACCAAATCCAAATGCCGCATTGCTTGGCGCAACAAGACAATCTCCATTACCATCAAAGTAAGCAGAGCCACCATTAACAGAAGTTGAATATCCTGTGGTTAATGCAGTTGTAAATCCAAATGGATTGTATGCACGAGGTTTTGAATCGCCAACTACTGTAATGGTAAAAGCATTTGCACTGTTGTCAATAAATGTGCTTGATTGACAAGTTAACAAAGATGTTTGTGTACCTGTAATTGCTGAAATGTTTGTTCCAGCACTTTGTGTTGCGGCTAATGGTGTCGTTGGCGGTGTAAATGTTCCTGTATAAACAGCAACACCTTTGACCATCCGGAAATTGGAAATGTAACCAAAGAAATAATAAGGAGTTATGGAATGACGATAACTTATAGAAACACTAGAAGTATCGTTAAAAATTGTTCCACTAAATGTGCCTTGCATTTCCAATGCACCATTTATGTAAACTTTAATATTGTTTGTACCCGAACCACTGCGAACTACTGCCACATGATACCAAATGTTATTAGATAGCGATGTTGTTCCAGTTAAAGCAAGTGCATAAGAACTATTATCGGAAGAAAGATTAAATATGATTTTATTAGTTGAATTCAGTGATAAAAAATAAGCCGCTATAACACCTGTTTCTTTTGCACTAATTGTTTGAACTGTTGCTGAACCAGTTGTATAAACCCAACTTTCAATTGTGAAATCACTTGAACCTAATTGAACTGCTACAGCATTAGGTACAGTTAAATAGTCTCCAGTGCCATCAAAATATCCGCTATAAGATATTGGCGTTTGAGTTGCGGGACTGAATGGATTAAAGCGTTGAACACTTGTATCACCAATTTTTGTAATTGCAAAGGCGTTAGGACTGTTATCAATCAGTGATGGTGATTGAGCAATTAATAAACCAGTACCAGCAATAGGTGTTAATGGCGTAGTTGGGGGTGTAAATGTAGTTGTATAAACTGCTGTACCTTTAACTAATCTTAAATTAGAAATATAACCAGTATATTGAAAAGTACCAGTTGATTGATATGCACCAATTGTAGTTGTTGTTGTGCTTGTTGCTTGTGTGCCTACAGCGGCTGTAGAACCTGACTGTGTTCCATTAATAAAAAGTTTCATATTCGTGCCATCACTGACAAGCGCAATATGTGTCCATGTATTTAAGGAAATAGGATTTGTAGATACTATTAAATTA